AAAGAAACCATTTCAAAAAACATTAAGACTGAAATGAAAGCAGGTAAGCCTCAAAAGCAAGCCGTTGCAATTGCTCTTTCTAAGGCTGGCAAGTCTAAGAAACAGATGAAAAAGAAGTCAATGAAATAATGGAAATATTGCTCTTAGACCCTGCTGGTGCTTTAGTAGACTTTGGAGTCCGTTGCCTTGCCGAAGGACATTCGGTCAAACAATGGATACGCCCACATGGTCAAGAGCGTTCTAAGATTGGTCGTGGGTTGATTGACCAAGTCACTAACTGGCAGATTCATGCCAAGAATGCAGACTTAATTGTTTTGTCAGATAACGCATATCAAATGCGTGAGTTGGAAAAATTCCATGAGGAAGGCTATCCAATTATTGGGACAAACCAATTAGGAGCTAAATTAGAGCTTGACCGTGATTATGGACAAGACATTATGCGTAAAGCTGGACTGTCTGTTATTCCGTCTTTTGAGTTCCATGACTATACCGATGCTATAGACTTTGTTAAAGCTAATCCCAAGCGGTATGTCTCTAAACCGTCAGGAGATGCCGACAAAGCTCTTTCCTATGTTTCTAAGTCCCCTGCCGACATGGTCTTTATGCTACAGAGATGGAAAGAAACTGGTAAACGTAGGGATTTTATCCTACAAGAGTTTGTGCCAGGTATTGAATTTGGTGTAGGCACTTGGGTAGGCCCCAATGGATTCTCTAAGAACATCCTAGAAGGATTTGAGCACAAGAAACTGATGTCCGGTAACTATGGCTGTAACACTGGCGAACAGGGTACAGTCATTAAATATGTTAGTGAGTCCAAACTATTTGACGATACCCTTAAACGCTTTGAAGACTATTTGGTTTACATTGGACATACAGGATATGTAGATTTAGCCTTCATTATTGATGAAAAGGGTGAGCCAAGACCCCTAGAGTGGACTATGCGTAAGGGATGGCCGTTATTTAACATTCAACAGTGCCTACACAAGGGTTCTGTTGTAGATTGGATGGTGGACTTAATTAATGGTAAAGATACTCTTAAAGTGCGTTCAGATGTTGCTACTGGTATCGTTATTCCTATTGGGGATTACCCTAGGTCTAAGACTACTGGGCGTGACCATTCTGGATTTCCTATCTATGGTTTGCCAGACGAATTGTCTGACGATTTCGCACTATGTGAGGTAATGGTTGGGAATGCCCCTCAAAACGATTTAAACGGGGTTGTAGAGCGTCCTAGCCTTGTGACGGCAGGTGACTATGTACTCGTGGCAAATGGGCGTGGTAACACCGTTAAACAAGCCTGTGAACGTGCCTATAAAAACGTCAAGAAAATTGAGATTCCTGACTGTATTAATGTACGTGATGACATTGGAGAGGCACTTGAGCACCAATTACCTGTTTTACATGGATATGGCTATGCTACAGAGTTTCAATATGACGAGGTAGAAGAGTCTGAATAATGGCAAAAGTCTCTCCTCCACCTCCAGTTACTCAAGACGTTAGCTCTAGGGCATATAGAGATTGGTTCTATAGCCTGTATGCCGCTCTAGGAACACCTGGGCAAACTTTAGGAACTATGGCATATGAAAATGCCAATTCTGTGGCTATTACAGGGGGTTCTATTGGTGGTGTAGGAATAAGTGGCTCTACTGTCGATACCACCCCTATAGGCTCTATAAACCCTTCTACAGGAGCATTTACTAACTTAGCTTCTAGCGGAACAGTCTCAGGAACAGGATTTAACAACCTATTTGCTAGTCCACCCCCTTTAGGTTCTACTACCCCTAATCGTGTTAATACCAATGCTTTAAAGACTACAGGTTTAACAGGGTATTTGTATGGGCATGACAATACAGGCGATGTGACTGCGTCTACGACTATTCCTTGGTCGGCAATTACAGGAGCACCATCATTTTTAACCCCTAGTTATGGGGCGTTCCATTTTGATACCAATACAGCCCTTACTGTAGCCATTCCCAATGGAAGTAGTACTTCTGCAATTACTGTAGGTTCTACCACAGGATTCTCTACGACAGGAACCATCCTAATTGATACAGAGTTAATTGGCTACACAGGCATTACTAGTACGACATTTACAGGGATTACCCGTGGTTTATACGCCACAACTGCTTCTAGTCATGCTATTGGAGCTAAAGTTACTGCAGCCCAAGGTACCGCAGCTAATACTAGAACTCCTGTATATATATCGGTTCAGGATTACAGTAATAACGTATCGTGGTCTAGCTCTAATCCGTCTCGTGTTACTTTTGGTGTGGCAGGCTACTATAACCTTCAGTTTAGTGCTCAAGTTAGTAACGCTTCAAACTCTGCAGATAACGTCACGATTTGGATGTTAAAGAATGGAACAGACATTGCTGAGAGTGCAGGTATCATTACTTGCCCAGGCTCACATGGAGGTGTTGCTGGTGCCACAGTTGCAGGATGGAATTTCTTTGTTCAACTTGCAGCCAACGACTATATTGAGTTATATTGGACAACAGATGGCGGTAATAGCGTTCTGCTAAGTTACCCCCCTGGAGTTAGTCCTACACACCCCGTTTCCCCTGCAGTAATATTTACCGCTAATCAGATTGCATAATTATGGCTATTAATTTAACAGACGAAGAACTAGAAGAATTAGTTGAAAAAGTAACAGAACGTGTATTAAATAATATGTATAGTTCCGTTGGGCGGAATGTTATACAAAAGTTTACATGGACTGTAGGAGTCCTCGTTATATCAATCCTGACATTTATGGCAGGCTCTGGACATATTAATATCAAATGAGATATGCCAGATGGATACGGATTTTCGGACGGAATCAAATCTGTCAGTCATAGCCTTAATGCCACTAGAGAAGCTAGTAAAGAGCTAACAAAGAGCATAGAAGGCATACAGAAGGACGGATTAGATGTCGCTCAACAGTTGGCAAGAGAACGCCACAGAGCATACAGAGAAGCAGAGTTAAGAAAACAGAACCTTTTAATTAGAGCATTAGATTCTTGGAAACAAAAGAAGCAAATATCTGACGAAGAAGCAAAACTCAAGATTGAATTTGTTAAAAAGTATGGTGCTAAAGAATGGGATGCGGTATTAAGAATTAAATTAGATATTGAGAATATGGAACGCCAAGCTAACGAAGAATTCCAACACGACCTTAAAGAAGTCCGTAGAGTGCAATTTTGGTGTTTCTTTGCAGCATTTATTGTGTATTTATGGTTGAAATTTGTGTTAGGTGTAATATGAACGATGATTTTAATTTCCCTTGGTTTCCTTGGGTATTTTTACTGATAGTTGTTTATATTGTTCTTGCTATTTGGGTGTATTGGAAATGAGTATCTTTACTACAATGATGACCGGAAAGGATAATCATACCCATGACATTGCTCGTTGGACTTGGTTAGGTGGATTTCTAATTATTGCAGTTGCCGCTATCTATCTTATCTATACAGGCCATGATATTAGTCTGATGGAACTAGCAGGTGCATTAGGAGCTAATTCAGGACTCAATGCCGCAGCAGTAGCAGGTAAACAACTATCTGGAGCCGAGCCAGATGCCAAGGAGTAATTATGTTCAAGAATCTGTTAAATCTAGCTATGCAGTTTGTAGGTGGTTCTAGTGTCCAAATTTATGTATATTTGGCTTTGGCTGTTGGTAGCTTTGGTGCTGGCTTTTATGTGGAGCATCTACGATTTGCTAGTTATAAAGAAGAAGTTGAGTCGGTGGCTAAAGCTCAAGAAGCTCATGTCAAGTCTATTGAAGAGCAACACAAATTAGTTACGAAGGGAATACAAGATGAATACGATGCGAAACTGGGTCTTATTAGGCAGTATTATGCTAACGGGGTGCGCCAGCCCAGTAGCAGTACAGTGTCCAACCTTTCCACAACCTCCGCAATCGCTAATGCAAACTCCGCCTACGCAGAACTTGCTGCAAATTGCGCCCAAACAACCTTAATGCTTGTTGAATTACAGAAGTGGATTAACGAACAAATAGGGATTAAATAGTTAAGCCACCACGAGGGTATGCTCAACATAGGGATTTTGTGGCTTTCTCCCTATGACCAACGAAATGGTAGACGAGGGGCTGTCCCCTCACTTTTTAGCAGTCTTCTTTGATTCTTTAAATGCTTTTTCAGTAGGGGCACCTTTTGAGCCAGGCTTTCTCATCTTTTCGCCTGAACCTTTTTTGATGCGTTCACGTTTAGCATGAATATTTGCGTATAGTCCTGGTTAGTAGCCATTTAGCAACCCCATCTCTTTCTAGCAGCTTTGCCACGCTCTCCCGTCCACCCACTAGACCGAGCGCAAAATGATTTATGACGTGGGTTAGATTTATCTTTAGTAGGGGCTTTGAGGTTAGAACCAGTAGCTTTATTGTACTTGGCTCTTCCTTTGGCAGTCAGTCCTGCGCCTTGAGCTACAGACTTCTTTTCACCACGCCCTACAGATAGTTTTACGTTCTTTTTGGTTGCCATATTAGCCTGCCATTTCTAAAGATTTAATTCTGACATCCTTTACCCTTTGAGTCCATCCCTTGCCAAACGTAGGAAAGGTGGGCAATGACTCTAGGAAAGCCTGTCTCTTGTCGCAGAACTCATTAATTAAGGTTACAGGGTTAATCTGAGTTATAGCAGCCACAGTGTTATTACCAATAGCACCATCAGCAGGAACGCCAACAATCGCTTGAATCCATTTGGATGAGCGAGAGACACCACTATTAATACTGGCATCAAAAAGGCAATAGTCAAGTCCCGAAGGAATAGCGTCTCCGTGTATGGCATCCCAATATTTCTCTTTGTAAATAGGTTTTACATCCTCTTGAGTCAAGTTTTTGATGACTTCCACCGAGACAGGGTGTCCTACATGACGCTCCCATACTCCTTGAGTACAGCCCCACTTAGTAGCACCACCTGGGTCAAGCGGATTGTTTACGAAGCCACCCTCATGGACGATGACCATATCAAAGCATTTATCAAAGTTTCTCTGCACGATAGCCCTCCATTGCTTGTTTTAGAATAGCTATGAACCCCTCTTGGACTATGAGTTTCATCAGGTCTGGGTCACATTCCATAATAATGTCTGCAGAACCATCAGGATTCTCAGTAAGTTCTTTAATTTCAAATTGCATGAAGTTTTCCCCTAAAATCTACTAGGTCTTGGTCAACCACCCGAATCATCTCAGGCTGTAATAATCTGCCACGCTCAAAGGATAGCATAACAAATCCGCTTATCCAATCTTTAGGGGCATCTTCAGTGTAATGAAACTGTTGTCCATTAGGGTCTGCTAGGGTTCCAGTTTGAACGCCCCAACGAGTGCCGTTGTAATCCGTTATTCCTATGACATTCATGGCATGAGTATGTCCGGTAATCATATTCACACCAGAGTTTAGCGAGTTCGCTCTAGATGCACTCCAACCACCCTTCCATCGGTGCTTTATACAAGTATCTTCGTTTATCCATAATGACCAACACGGTTGCCATAAGGGGAAGTATTCTCGTAATGAAGTGCCAGGCACACCCTCATAGGCAGGTAGGAAGTTGACAATATTAGAGGTAAAGCGCATATCGTGGTTACCCAAAGGCCAGAACAACTTGGCACCTTTTGCAACCTTTTCTATCTCACCTAAATAATGCTGACAGGCTTCTAATTCTTCTTTTACAGAAGGGAGCTTGTCAAAATCCATCCGAGGATGACGGCTAATACCAGCACCGTCAAAAGCGTCACCATTGCATACAACTGCAGTAGGTTTAAATTCTTTAATCGACTCCAACAATGCCCTAAAAGCTGTAGTAGTAATATCAGGCCAAAAATGGGCATCAGAAAAGACAATAACACGACCCTTTTCAATATCCATCCCACGCCTAGTGTGTCCGTCTGTTTGAAGTATTTTCTTTTCAAGTCCTATCCTTTGGTCATTAAATGTCGGCAGTTCTATACCTAGTCTAGTTTCAATAGACCGTCTACGGTTATAGACTGACCTAATGTTCATTTTGTGAGTTTGTGCAAACTTCTCTGGACTACCTAACTTTTTCCATTCTTTGATAAACTCCTCGTCCGATAAGTAAAACCCTGTCATCTATTCACCTATAAAAATAATATTTGCTGAGTTATTACTTCATTGCCAGCATTGTATTGTTTTGTTTCACCTTTTGGATAGGGCTGAATTTCATAATTTAATTGTTTTTGCAACAATTTTTTATCTGTTTTTGTTCCTACAAAATAAACATATCTATGTTTTGCGCTTCTATGT